TTGAGGAGCAGACCGTAGATGTAGTGCGTCTCGATGAGCTCGTTGCCGTTGTCGAGCATGAGCTTGCCGATGCGGCTGCCGCCGTTGGCTGCGATCGCGGCCTTGACCACGTCGCCATTGGGGTCGTGCAGGCCGACGAAGCCGCCGCCCTTGTCGCGCGGCACCCATTCGACGTAGGCCGTTTCCTTGTGCACGGGCAGGAACGGCTGACCCGCCGCCTGCTTGGCACTGTCGGCTTCGATGATGTCGCCGGTCACCGTGTTGACCAGCTGACCCGGCTTGTACTTGTCGCTGTCTTCCTCGACCTGGGGCGAGTTGGACTGCAGGATCGAGATGAACGGGATGCTGAGGTCAGCGCCGCTCGTGCCCTCGAAGCCCGCACCCGCGTCTTCGCCGTAGTCGTAGGCTGCCAGCGCACCACCCTTGGGGGTGTTGGCAACCGCCTTGCTTTGTCCGGCCATGATGGCCCTCCTTTCAATCGCTGTGGACACTTTAGGGGCCTCCAGAGCAATGGCCCTTCCCCTGCCGGGGCGCTCACCACTAACCAGGTGACGGTATCTCGTTATTCAGGGTCCTTGAAGTCGATCTTGCTCGACCGCTGACGGTACACGCCGAACGTGTCGAGAGGAATGTCGACGCCCTCCTGCAGCTGTTCGGTGACGAAGCTCGCCAGCGTGGACGGGTGCACCCCGCGCTTCACCGCGTACTTGAGCTTCTTCTTGCGCTTGTCCAGGTCAGCCTGGAATTTCTTGGCCCATGCCTCGTCGCCCTTGCCAAACTCGATCTTGAATTCGCGCTTGACGAGCTTGCCATGGCCGTGGTCTTCGAGCCAGGCGAACGCCTTATCGGCGGTGGCGGTGGGGATGGAGCCCCTGATCTTCTCGACGATCTTCACCTTGATGCCGTCGCGGGTTGTGCACTCCTTGACCTCGGCCTCGTCCATGAGGGCGGGAAGCTGGTGCTCGCTGATGTCGCGCAGCCGCTCCTGGGCCTTCTTGAGAGCTTCCTCGCACCGGGCGACCTCAGCTTCGGCCTCCTTCTGGTCAAGGGCTAGGCCGCTGATGCGGGCCAGGACGTTGTCGCCTGGGCCGTCTTTGAAGTCGCTGTAGTCGTGCATGAGGTTCTCCGTTTCTGGGGGTGGATTGGGCCCGCTCCGCACTGGTCGAAGCGGGCCCTTGGGTTCGGCTACCCACCTGCAGCCATGTTGTCTACACCGCCTCGTCTTGGCAATCAGCAAAGACGCCCTGGGCCTTCACCGGGATGTAGGTGTGCTTCGCTCCCGACCACTGCAGCATGTTGACACAGCCGTCGTTGAAGTCGGCCGCGATCGCGGTGGCCAAGCCCAGGAGCACGGGGTTGCCCACCAGCAGTAGGTAGTCGTCGTCGCTGAACTCCTTGAGCCGCTCCTGGAGCTCGCTGAGCACCGGAGCCAGGTTGAAGGGGCTGGCATTCGAGCCCAGGAGGAACACGAGCTCGCCGTGCTCCGCAGCCGGGGAGAAGTCGAACTTGGGCTTGAGTTGGCCGTCCTTGGGGTCCACCCACTTGGTGTCCTGGACGATATAGACCTTGCTCATAGCCATTCCCTCAGTGTGTCGCCCGTGATCTGGGCGGCAATGTCGAACTTGCGCCGCAAGGCCTTGATGATGTGGCGCGCAACGGTCTGCGCCCCGCTCGGCAGGCGGCCCTCGAAGTCAACATAGTTGACCGGGTGCTCCTGGCCAATCCTGTGTGCACGGTCTTCGCTCTGCAGCCGCTCGACCAGCTTGAAGCTGTTGGTGGCGTACATGACCGTGCGCGCCTGGATGAGGGTGAGGCCGGTGCCGCCCTTCTGAGGGTTGCCGACGAAGAACTGAGCATCCCCGGCCTGGAAGGCGAGCTTGGACCGCTCGCAGGCGTCATCGTCCATGGACCCGTCGTACCGCACCGCGCGGTCCCCCAGCCGTTCCATGATCTGGTCGATGTCCTTGCGGAAGCGGCCCCAGATGATGGCCGGGTGAGTGAGGCTGTCAGCAACCTCTTCGACCTGGTCCATCAGCGGGTTGCGGCCGCCGATGAGGCGCACCGGCTCTTCATCGTCATCGGTGTAGGCGTAGCCACTGATGATCTGCTGGAGGCGCAGCAACCGGACGATAGCCAGGTTGCCGTCGATCATGGCCCCGTCTTCGAGCTCGGCCTCGTATTCGTCCCGGAGCTTCTCGTAGAGCTCGGCCTGCTCCGGGCTCAGGTCGAAGTACCGGGTGCTGTAGAGCTTCGGTGGCAGGTCCAGCACCTCGTCCTTGGTCACCCGGCTGCTGCAGCTTTCCAGGATGGCCTTGAGCTCGTCAATGTTCTTGTACTCGATCAGCTTGTCATAGCCGGGGTCGTAGCCGAGCTCTTTCTCGCACTCAGCGCGGGTGAACCAGTCGCCGAAGTGGAACTTGAACGTCCGGAAGCTGTCGAGCTCGTGCCGCTTCCAGATGTCCTCGTCGAGGAATTTCAGCTGGCTGTAGAGGTCGAAAGGCCCTTGGGCCACCGGGGTGCCGGTAAGCAGGCGGCGGTAGGGCGCGTACCGGCCGCTGGCGACCAGCGCCTTGGTGCGCTTCGCCGACGGGGTCTTGATGTTGTGCCCCTCGTCCATGACGTAGAGGCAGCGCCGCTGGCGCAGGAATTTCCACAGGTACTTCTTGGCGAGCTCGGTCACCGCGCCGTCGTAGGACAGCATCAGCCAGGCGAGCCCCTTGTGCTTGAGCAGCGCCTCTCGATCCTTGGTCACCCCGACGTTGCGGGCCTTCTGGCTGTTCCACACGTGCGCCTTGGACACGCGCGCCGCGCGGTCGGGGAGGTGCGCCGGGAGCTCGTCGCTGAGCCAGTTGCGGTGGACCCCGCTGGGCGCGACCACAATGACCGCATCGATCTCGCCTTTCTCGTAGAGGTAGGCGGCCGTGTCAATGGTCGGCTTGGTCTTGCCACAGCCCTGCTCCCATAGGATGCCGTAGGAGGAGAGGTCCCGGCTGTGCTCGAAGGTGTCTGCTTGGTGCTTGAACGGGGTCGACTTGTACTCGTAGGACACGCGGTGCTCCTTTTCTATGCGGACGACGATGCGCTGGCCTGGACCCCAAACGCAATCAGGACCGGCGCTCGACTGGCTGGACCTAAGCCCAGGAGGGGTGGGGAGGTCGAGCGCGGAAAAACCGTGGCAGCCGTAGGGCTATATCTACTTACTCTACTTACTCTACTAAGAAGAGGAGTAGAGTAACTAGGGAGCCCTTGGCGACCCCTTGGGCCCGATCCCTAGCGAACCGGAAACCAGTCGAGCAGGTCGGCAGGTCGAGCGTGGCACACCTAACCCCCTAGGATTGCAAGGGAATGCCGCGCTCGACCTGTGTGCTTAACCTGAGGGCGGCTCGACCTGCTGGAGCTTGGCCTGGGGAGCCAGGCGCAGGTAGCTGACCAGCATGAAGGCGAAGAAGCCTGCGAACGGGGCCAGTACGATGTTCCAGGGGTCCGGCAGCTTGCCGATCACCGCGTGTACGATCTGGCCATTGTCGGCGATGATGTAGCTGATGGCGAACGAGACCGCCAGGTTCAGCTGCTGAGACCAGAGCTTGAGGCTCGACATCAGCGGCATGAGAGCTTTCGGTCGCAGGTGGACGTAGAGCGCGACGGCAGCGGCCGCCAGCACGAGTGCGATGATAATCCAGAGCATGGGCACCTCCTATGCCAGTTGATAGTGGGGCCCGTCGATGAAGTCGGGGCCGGGGTGGCGGCGGCAGTAGGCCTGAACCTCGGCCTCGATAGCGGCCGCCGAACCGCCGTACTGGTCCATGCGGCGGTCCCAGACGCCACCCCAGGTGAGGCGGACGCCCAAGGCCTGCGCCGCGTCGTCGACGGCGCGCGCGATCTTGTAGATGGGCGGCCATTCCCAGCGGGGCTGGCCATTGATCCACGGCACCAGGTCGACCGCGTGGCCGAAGCCATCCGGCTGCTTGAGGTGCTTGCTGTTGAGGGTTTTCGATACGCCCCGGCGCACGTATTCTTTCTGTGTGACCAGAGTGCGCAATCCCTCCTGGACGGTGAAGTCCTGCTCAGTGAGCTCGATGGCTCGCTTCACGACGCGGACGAGGTCGGGGTGGACGCCTTCGAGGCGGCTGAGGCTGCGAGAGCCAAGTACGTAGGCCATAGTGCTATCCTTTCACGAGTGCCCGGAAGCCCAGCCAGAGGGCGGCTAGGATGCCAGACAGGAACACAGTCAGGGTGGTGAGCATCGCCTTGCTCTTGACGCTTTCCATGCTCTTGCGCCACTCGCGCAAGTGCTGCATGTCCTTCTGCATCTCCAGGGGGTCGAGCGTGGAGATGCCCAGCTGAATGAGCGTTTGTCGAACGCTCTCAGCGACGATGCGTTCGAGCTCGTCACGGGTCTCCGGATCAATCGCCATATCGCTCACCGTGGCCAGGACGTGACGAGCCCGGCCTGGCGGCGCGAACACTCTGCGCCCCATTGGTACAGCGCCTGGAAATTGGCGAGCGCCTGGGCCGCACTCATCGTGCCATCGGCACTCTGCAGGAGCACAGGCGGATTGCCGCATAGCTCAGCGAGCCTCGGGTCCGGGTCAGGGATTGGTGCCGGGGCTGCCGGGGGAGGCGGTGGCAGCGGCTCGGGCCTGTTGGAGGATGCGCACCCCGTCAGCGTCAAGGCAGACAGCAGTGCCAGCAGGGGTACTCGCATAACGCTCGATCTCCTCAGTGGTCTGTTGCACCAAGGCCTGCCGAGCGGTGATGTCCGCCAGGTAGCCTTCGACGGCGGTGTTGTTGGCCTTCATCTGCTCTGCGAGCCGGTCGATGGCCTGGGCCGCTTCCGTGCTCCGCGTCTGCAGCCATGCCGCGTTGGCCTGCTGCTGACCGGCCACGAAGGCGTCGTCGTAAATCTCCTGACGCCAGCCTTTGACCGAGTTGATCCCCTGGACGATCAGGTATGCTAGGGCAACGGCTAGAACACCGACCCCGATCCAACGCCAGGGCAATCCTTTGAAGAAAGCGAGAGCGGGCATTCTTGCACCTCCGATGGGGTCGAGAGATGCCCTAGCTCTGCTACCAGAGCAACCTCGTTCTCGTGCTCTCGGTTCCCTTAGCGGGGCAGCGGGGAGGCCGGTGGGGTGAAGTCAGCGGTATAGACCGCCTCACCCTTGCGGATGCGCACCTCCTGGATGCGACCGGCCGGATTGCGGCCGGTGTTCTGCGCGTCGCGACCGATGCTCACCCCGGTGTTCCCGACACTGTGGAGGCCGGTGCGGGTCGTTTCGATCACCTTCACCCCGTTAACGAAGAAGCGCACCGTGCTGCCCTCTTGCGTCATGGCCAGATGGTACCAGGTGCCGGTGCTGAGCGCACCGCCGCTGGAGCTTGCATCGATCGAGCTAGAGCCCCAGAGCAGGATGCGCGGGGTGCCGCTGTTGAGGTAGATTTGCCAGCCGGTGGACAAGCCACTGCGCTTACCGATCACACCCTTGAGCCCAGAGTTAACGCTGTCGAGGCGCACCCAGCATTCGACCGTCCAGTCCTCCCAGACCGGGAGCTCGTGGTCGGTGCGGCTCGTCATGGTGATGTAGTCACCGTTACCGTCGAGCAGCAGCGAGGTGGTGTAGCCCAGGGTGGCCTGACCATTGTCCAGCTTGGCGTTGCCGTTGAACACCAGCGCCGACGCTCCGGCGCTCTCATCGGTAGCCGTGGTCGCCTCGTCTGCACCGTCGAAGCTGATGAGCAATGAGGTGCGCGCGTCGGGCACCGTGAAGGTGTCGACCAGACCGAACGAGAAGTCGTCCCAGGCCGGGTTGGGGGTCGTGTTATTGCGGCAGATGAAGCCGCCTGCCGTGGCGGTGTTCGCATGGGTTCCGATCGAGCCCTTGCCAAGGATTTTGCCGTCGACGATCAGCTGGTACTCGTCGCCGATCACTTCAAGGCGCGCGACGCTATCGGCCTTGAAGACTGAGGTCATCTGCCAGCGGCCCAGCAAGGTAAACGAACCACCTACGCGCTTGTACACCGCCCAGCCATCGTCAGTTGACGCAAGACGGCAACCGACAAAGTTGTTCCCGTCCTGGATACGGCAAGCCATGAACCATTCAGCGCCAGTAGCACTTGGACGCTTCGCCTGGACGAAGTGGTCAGGCGAACCATAGCTGGGGCCGACATAGGCGGTGGCGTCAGTGCTACTCGTGAAGTTGAGAGCGTTGCTGACCACCTGAGCCGCACCAGCCGTTCCACCAATGCGGGTCCAGCCCTCGCTGTCCTCCAGGTTTCCATCAGCACGGTTGAAGTCGTCAACGAAGTCCTCAGGGTCGCCACCGTACTGGAACGAGTGCGAGGGAGCCTGGTAGGAGTACACCCCGTCGCGCTTGGCGTGGACGCGCACCGTGTAGCTCACCCCGGTGACGCTGGGGGTGTAAGCGTAGGTCGCCGCGTCGATGTCGTCGAATTCGTCGACCACGGTGCCGCTCACCAGCCCTTGCACCCGGTACACCGTCCCTTCCTCTGGGCCGATGTCTGTGTCGTAGTGATCAGCGAGGGTACCACCCGTCTGCTGGAGCCGGTCTCGGTGGGCCCAGGTAAGGGTGAGCTCGCCAAAGTAGTGCTGGTCAGGCTCGTAGCTCTCAGCGTTGACCTTGAAGTCCCCCGGCGCATACGGCCGGAAGGGGCGGCCTGCAATCTCGACCGTATGTGGGGTGATGCTGCTCAGCGCGACGACACCCGCGCCGGACACCGGCTGCAGCTTGACGTCGATCGTCTCACCTTCGACATATTCGGTGGGGTCGTAGCCGCTGTACTCGTCCCAGAAGAAGATACCTGCACCGCTGGTGTGAAATTCTGGCACCGTGTCGAGGCAGCCCCGGCCGACCGTGATCTCGCCAGCACCCTCGTCCACGTCGTCGACCCGCATGAGCTCGTCGTCAATCTGGCACCAGGTGCCGATAGTGACCACGTCCAGGTCGATGCCGCCAGTGAAGCTCAACACCGTGTCGTGCTTGTCGATGTCGGCCGAAAGCTCAGCGTAGGGGCAGAAGTCGAAACCGCTCGTGTCAGCGTAGCCTGCCCCTGCATCGGTCCACACTCGGCCGTTGATGGCCGACGTCGAGCGTGGGGCCGCGCCCATCACGAAGCCAATGTCCGTCTTGCCGGACAGGGTGGAGTTGACGTCTGCCTCGCCCAGCTGCTGGACGAGCTCGAAGTAGGGAGCCTCGAAGGCAATGCTGTCCACGAAGGCACTGGGCTTGCTGCTGGGGTCTACCCAAGCTGTGCCACCGGGCACCACTACCGACACAGTCGGGGTGGTATACACGTCCTGCGTGCAGGTGATCCGCACTTGGTCGGTCTTGCCATCGCCGAAGGCCATGCCGGTGACGCGCATGATCATTTCGCCAATCTGCCACCGGCTCCATTGGAACTTGAACGTGTCGCCAATGTTCAGATCGCGGCCGGTGGCGTCAGTATAGATCGTGCAGGACAGGAACGGGGCAGAGAGCACCCTTAGGTCACGCTGCCCAGCGAGGCCTGCGTTGCGGCCGTTCGAGAAGCCGGGGTACTGCAGCGTGGTGTTGATGACCGCACCCTGCATCTGGACAAGCGCAGTGTCCTGGATGGTGATGCTGGCGTCCTTGCCGTTGGCGCTGTTCCAGTAGTTGACAGTGACCGAATTGACGAGCTCACCGAAGGTGGCCCGCGAAGGATTGGTCACCTTTGAGATATTGCTCTCATTCAGGACGATCAGGCTTTCCGGATCGTAGTCAGCGCGGATCAGCTTGAGAACGAATTTGCCAGTCTTGCGGTCGACATAGAGCGCCGCGTCGATGTGGCGTACGATCTCCTGAATGAAGTTGTCGATGGTGTTCTGGCGATCCCAGAGCAGCGAGATGCCCAGGCCCTCGTCGTAGAGGGTTGCAGCGGCCGCTTCGAAGCTCGTGGCGTCGATGTCGCTGGACGAGTACCCCATGCCCCAATCAGGATCGGTCAGGCACTCGCGTATGAGGTGCGCCGGGTTCATGTCGACCTGGGTCAGGTCTTCCATGTAGAAATAGGTGTTCTGCCCCGACACAATGTCGTCGGTGGCATAGACTGCGAGCTCGTGAGAGCCAGCGGTGAGGTCGGTCAGGTCGATGGTGAATTCTTGCAGCACCGAGACTTGGGCATTGCCTGCGTTGACCGAGCCAATAAGTGCGCCGTCAAGGTAGATGTAGCCGGAATTCTCGATGTGTCCGTGGAGCGAGATGGTGCCAGACGATGGCACGTCGATGGTCTTACGCAGCCAGATGCCAGTGGTGTGGGGCCATTCGGTGTTGATGGGGTACGGGGCGCTAAAGCCGGTGCCTTGGCCAAAGGGGGCCTGGCCAGAGTTGTCCCAGCCGCTGGAGGGAACCGAAGAGGGGGCAGAAGTGAGGATGGCGGCTGACTGGTACTCCCAGGTGGCGTCCCGCACAAGGATGCTGCTGCCGACAATGGCGGCCTTCGAGTTGTTCCACTGCGTCGCACCCCCGGTCGTCTTGTTGACGCGGGTGCCTCGGAAATTCCACTTCTTGAGGTAGGGGTTGTTGCCCAGGTAGCACTGGCGCAGGATGGCGCTGACGACGCCTCGGTAGGCAGGCACCGTGGAGCCGAGCATGCTCACCAGATAGCTGTTCTGCCCCTGGGCAGGCCCACCCATGGCGATGTCGACCGTGCCGCTGACCCCACCTTCGCGGCTCTCCCCGCCGAACAAGTCCTCAGCGTCCACCGTGATGGAGCCACCCGTCTCCTGGCCTTGCCAGGCGGTTCGCTCATCAACCTGGATGCGGCTGATGTAGTCAATCGGCCCGTGGCAAAGCACCATGTGCTCGCCTAGGTAGTGCTTGTAGCCTACCGTGACTTCGCTACTCTTGCCGCCCACGGGCCACCTCCACTACTTGGCGAGCCATAGCGTCGCCAGTGGCCAGGAGCTTGGACGCGGGAATGCCGTTGGACAAAAAGTCACTCCAATCCAGCCCATGACGCTTGAAGAACTGGCGCGGCCCGTTCGAGCACATGTTCGCGGCGCGAATGTCCTTCATCGTTACTATGAGCTCGTCATCGGTCACTTCTTGCCGCCCTTCTTCTTGATAGGTACCAGCTTGAGGTCGCCGTACCACACCACGTTCGGCGCGTTGAGGTCGCGCGTCCCAAACAGCACAGGTATCTCGCGCCCTTCTTCGGCCGTTGGCACCTGGAGCTCGTTGAGCCCTGGAGGCGGCGCACTCTGCGGCTTCGGCATGGTAGCATAGGCCACCACGAGCGAAACCACAAAGACAGCGATGAACCAGAACATTCTCAAGCACCTCAAACGATTGACGAGCCACCCATGGGGTTTTTCGACGGTATCCAGTCGAAGCCACCATAGTTGAGACCGTTGCTGAATTTATCTCCGCAAGTGGCGCGGGTGTGGTCGCAGCCGGGATAAATGGTCACGTCGAAGGGGAAGCTGTCAGCCGCCGCCTGGATGATCGAGTAGGGCACCCGCTGCATGGTGAGCTCGGTCCCGACGTGCTGAATGATGTAGCCGAGCGAGCCGTCTGGACCGCGCACCATGCCCCCGGTGTAGTAGCCGCTCCCCTGGGCTCCAGCCTCAGTGACGGTCAACGTGGTGCCGTCGAGCGCCGTGCAGGAGCCGACGGTGGCGAAGTCTTCGGGGTCAAGAGTGCACCCCCGGCCGTAGAGCGCATGGCGGCAGGACTTTTGGAACCGGGCCCGAAGCCCAGGGCGACGAAGGCTGGTGAACACGCTCTCAAACATGAGCGTGACATTGGCGTCGCCTGGCTTGAGGCTTGCCAAGCGGCCCTTCCAGCTGACCTCGGTCCCGCTGTCTCGCTTGGTGAAGATGGTGAGGCCGACGATCTGCTCATTGTAGCTGGTCAGCAGCGAGATTGCGAGCTCGTGGTCGATGGGCAGCCGCACCTCGACATTGGCCTTGGTGAGCTCGTTCTTCTGCTGGAATTCGCCGCGTCCGCAGGCTACCGGCTTGTAGGTGTCGCCGCTGTAGGTCTGCTCGGTGTCTGCGCTCGTGAGCAGCCACGTCGTCTCGCCCATGGTTATGTTGAACAGGTCGACGGGAACGGTCACGGGTCAATCTCCAGCAGGCGAACCTCCATCTCGCACAGCCCTGCACCGGGCCAGGAGAGCTCCACATTATCGGTGTTCAGCCGCTTAAAGCCAAGCCAGCAAATGCGCTTGATGTCGGCCGGGTCGGTGGCCAGCGACGTGTCGAGGGTCAGGCGCAGAACCGTGTCACTGATTGCTTCGACGTTGGTGATTGTGCGCGGCAGCCACCCGCTGGTCGTCTCAACCGCGATGTGCGTTCGGTCGGTGGCATAGGCCTGATAATCGTCAGGCTTGACATCGAGCGTGGTGGTGATCGTCGACGTGTTTAGCCAGTGAAGGTCAGCCTCGAACGACGGCTGCCAGAAGCCCCGGTAGCGCCCTGCACGGCGGTAGAGCCATTGGCGCAAGGCCCAGGCCTCAGCGGGGCCCTCAGCGATCTGTCGGTGCGAGCGCGCCACCTTGCTGTGCAGCCAGGGGGCGTAATAGGCGACGATGCCGAGCTCTTCATCCTGCAGGTCCAGCTGGCCAATGATGTCGTCGGTCGTGTCGTTGCCGCTCATCAAGGTTTCGTCGTAGTAGATGTCCTCGCTCAAGAACTGCGTCGGCGCGCTGACCGAGAGGGCAATGTTGTCCTCCACCTGGAAAGTCATCTCGTGCTCGGCTCGATAGCCGGTCAGCCGCTTATTGACGTTGCCCGGCAGGAAGCCTTGGCGCACCGGCATAATCCAGGCGTCAGTGTATTCATCGGTCAGGTTGTAGAAGGTGATCGACGAGCCGCCCAGGTCAGCGACCACGAGCAGCTGATGCTGGGTCGGGGACTGCCAGAGCAAGGCGTACTCGCCTTCACGGAAGTCCGAGTAGTCTGGCTCAGCCGTGATAGTGAAAAGCCCCGACGCCACCGCGCCTATGTGCTGCGCTTGGGTCCACACGGGGATGGACCATTGCGAGCTCTTGCGACCGTAGGCCATGTTGAATGCACGACGCATATCATCACCCTGCACCGGGTAGATGAACTTGAGCATCTGCCGCGCCTTGATGCGCCGCTGAGAACGGGTCTCTGAACCATCCTTGGCCGTCTGCACGTCAGTGAGCCAGGAGAGCGTCTCTTGCACCGGAGCGCGGGGCTGGAACGGTATCAGCGCCGGGGCATAGTCGCCCTCGACCGAGATGTACACGTTGCTGCCTGGGTTCTCAGCCCCTTCCTCGTCTGTGCAGAGCAAGGCTACCTCGTGGGTGCCTGCAGTGCCCAGAGAGCCGGGGATGGCAATCACCCACTCCGGGGTGCTGACCAGCTGAGCGTTGCTGGGGTTGTAAGCACCAACGTACGATCCATCGAAGAACACGTAGCAGGCGTTCTCAACCCGGCCTCGCAGCACCAGCTGTTCGAGCCCGTTGAGCACGACGTTTCGCCGTATCCACAGCGCCGTGGCCGGGGTCCAGGCGGTCTCGATGGCGGCTGCACCGCCAGCTGGCGGGTCGCCTGTGCCGAAGGGCGCAACACCGCCAGCGGTCCAGCCTGCTGCAGGAACGGTCAGCGCGCCGGGGTCCGCAGGGGTCTCGTTCGTGACCTCCTGGTACTCCCAGATTGCGTTGACCCCGATGACCGTCACAGCTTAGCCTCCCTGGGCAATGGACCGCACCGTGTCCCCGTTGCGCTGCATCACGTTGATGAGCACCTGCTCCCCTTCTGGGGTCTCCAGGAAGTCGCCGACAAGCGCCGGATCAATCACGTTGACGATCTTGGCATTGAGGGTGGGAGAGCCACCACCGCCGTTGCCACCGTCGACCGCCGACGAGCCCTTGCGGACCTGCGTCGGGGTGCGCACCTGGACCTCTTCACCGGGGGTGGCCCGGAAGGCCACCAGCTGGCTGTCGGGCCCGCCAGAGCCACCGACCTTCATCGAGCCACCCGTCATGAAGTTGGCGTTCTGGCTCAAGATGCCAGCGACATTGGCAGCCGTAGCCGCACCGACCGCTGCAGCGGCGATGAAGTTGAACGGCGGCGGGAACGAGCTCAGCGCCTTCTGCACTGCCAGGTAGCCGTCGATGGTGGCCTGGGTCACGGCCGCCGCCTTGCCGATGGCAGCGAGCTCCTTGTTCTTCGACTTGCTGAGCCCAGCGAGGGTGCCGAAGAAGTCGCGCTGCTTGTTGAGCCGCGCTTCGAGCATGGCGATCTCGACCTGATTGAGCGCCTGCGCCGCGCTCTGGGCGTCGATCAGGTTGGCGTCTCGCAGCTGCTTGACCTGGTCGTAGTAGGTCTGATACTGTGCCAGCTGCGCATCGAGCGCCGCCTGAGTGCCCTCGAAGAACTGGCCAAGCTCGCCGCCGCCTGCCAGCTGGCTAAAGGCGTCGGCAAGGGTGAACCCAGAGCCACTTTCGAGCAGCGCCTTGGCGTCCCGCACTTGGTCGATGAAGGCCTGGCGCGCGCCGACCGTCGAATTGAGCAGGTCGTTCTGACCGCGCATCGCCTCGTTCTCTTCGAGCAGGGTGCCCAGCCATTCCCGCTCGGTATCGGTGAGCTCACGGCCAAGGTCACGCTCGATGCGCAACAGGTCGGACCGCACGTTGTGCTCCCGGCCGGTGTACTGCAGCAGCGTGTACTCATCGTTCAGGTCACGCACGTAGTCGTTCAGGTAGCGGGTGTCTCGTGCCGCATAGAGAGCGTCGAGCCGGGCATTGGCGAGCTCGCGCTCGGCCGCCGTGAGCTCACGGTCAAGGTCGCGCTCGATCTTCAGAAGGTCAGCGCGCCGCTCGTGCTCCTGCCCCGAATACTGGAGCAGGTAGATTTCGTCCTGCGTGTCGCGGTTGTTGTCACGCAGGTAGCGGTTGTCGCGCGCCGCCTGGAGCGCGGTGATACGTGCATTGGCCAGCGCAAGCTCGGACTGCGTCAGCTGGCGCTTCATCTGGTCTTCCAGCTGGAACAGCATCTGCCGCCGCTCGGCTTCCCGATTGGACAAGCCCAGGAGCTCGATCTCGCGTTCGATGTCGCGCAGGAAGTCCGAGAACGCTTGGCGCGCCTTCTTCTCAGCATCGCTCAGGTCGTTGGTCGACCGGGTCAGGTTCTGCGTCGCACCGTTGAGCTCGCCCACCGTGTCGGTAGCGCCCATGGCGTTCTGCCGGGCCCGCTCCATCACCGCGTCAATGGCGTTGCCGACATAGTCGGTGGAGAAGGCGTCGTTGGCCGCCGCGCCGAAGTCGCGCGCGAATTGAGCCCCTGCATCGCTCGCCTTGGCGCGGGGGATTTCCACGTTGAAGTTGTCGAGGAAGCTGTTCAGGCCAGAGGATGCTTCCTCGTCGATGTAGCTCAGGCCTCCAGCGATCAGGCGCAGCGGGGTCTGCCAGGCGTTCAGCAGCTTCTCGGCCGCCGCTGCTCCCAGGTTGACCACGCTGGTGAAGATAGTGTCCATGAAGCCGGGGAAGTTGTTCCACGCCAGCTGGACCGTGCGGAAGGCCAGCACCCACAGGCCAATGTAGCCGTTAATGGCGGTCTTGAGCACCTTGAGGATGAACGAGAACACCTCACTAGCAGTCGTGCCCAGGAAGGCGAAGAGCTTGTTGACAGCGGTGATGGCCGCGTCCCAGGCCACCTGGAAGGCAGCGACAACGCCGGACACGCTCTCCCAGATCAGCTGCATCGCAGCCACGGCCACGTCCTTGAGCGACACGAGCCCGTCTTCGGTCACCTTGATGTCGTCACCAAAGGCCACGAACAGCGTGATGAGCGCGGTCAGCGCCACAGCCAGCGCGCCCAGGGGGTTGCTGGCGATGGCGAGGGTGAGGCCCTGGAACGCGCCCTGCAGACCCTTGATGCTGATCGAGGTGAGCGCCGACGCCACGCTGGTCGCGCCAAGGGCGCGCTCCAGCGCGATCATGGGGCCGAGCACCCCGGCAATGGCGCTGGCAATCTGCCAGCCTGCGAAGGCCGCGCCGATGCCTATGACCAGCGGGATGATATTGTCAAGGTTGTTGGCGAGCAGCAGGATCGTCTGCGCCAGCCCCTGGGCAATGCCGTTGCCAGTGACGAATTCGCCCCAGAGCTCCATGGCCTTGTTGCGGAGCACGGTGAAGCTCTGACCAATCGTGGGGATGGTCGTGGCGAACTTGCCTTCGAGCTCTTCGCGCGCGTTCTTGAAGGCGTCGAGCACGATGTCGGCCGTGATCTTGCCTTCCTGGCCCATCTGGCGAAGCTCGCCACGGGTGACCCCCAGCTGCTGGGCAATCACGTCGGCCACGGCCGGAAGCTGTTCGAGCACGGACCGGAGCTCATCGCCTTGGAGCGCGCCGGACGCCAGCCCCTGGCTCAGCTGTATGATACCAGCTTCGGCTTCGGTCGCGCTTGCACCGGACAGGATCACCGCCTGATTGAGACTTTCGGTGAACTGCAGGAGCTCCTGCTGGGAGCGCCCCAGGTCCTTGGCGGACAACGCGACACGGGCGTAGAGCTCGGCCGTGCTCTCGTAGCTGCTTCGGGTACGGTTGGATATGCTGAAAAGCTCGTCAGTCACACGCGCCAGGTTGGCCGTGTCGCTGGTGACAAGTCGGAGCCGGTTCTGCAGATTGGTGTACGTGTCAGCAAGGCGCACGAGCTCGCGCACTGCGAGCCCGCCGCCTATGAGGCCGAGAGCGCGGTTGAGGAGCGAGACCGCACCCTCGGCCCTCGTCGCGCCACCCCCGATGTCCTCAATGCTGCGTCGGACGGTACGGGAGCCTCGCTCGGAGACGATGATCTGAATGCGTTCAGTCGCCATCGAAGACCCTTCCGTTCTTCACCGCGCCGACCGCCCGCGTGATGGCTGCTTGGACGAAGCCAGCCGGGGCCTGGGCCGATGAACCGTCGTTCAGCCTTCCGATATACGACACATTGTTCTGGATGTATATGTCCTGTCCCGACTTTCGTTGACCGATGCGGTCCTGGCCCTGCTGCAGGGCTCCAGCAGCATTCGCGCCCTCGCCTCGGCCCAGCCCTTCGCCAGGAGCATAGGGCTCGCGCTCGTCGGTGATGGGGGAGCCCAGGGAGACCTGCCAGTTGGACCGCGCGCGGCCGGTGTCGACCGGGGTCTCAAGCACGAGCTCCCGGTCGGCAATCAGCGCCACCTTGCGTACGATCCGGTTCACCCCTTCCTCGACCTGGCGGCCTCGGATGCGGATGCGCCGGGCGAAGTCTCCGAGCCCGTTCGCCATCAGCTGCTCCCGGCCGCCGCCTTGGACTTGGCCAGCCGGTGCTTCAGATAGGCGTTGTCCAGCTGCCGAACATGGTAGTGGAGCATGTCACGCTGCTCCCCTTCGATGCCATTCAGCTGAGCGTACTGCTCGATCGTCGTCCACGGTATCGGTCCTTCCCCATAGCCCAGAGGGCGGCAGCTGTCCAGGTCCCAGAACGCCCCCATGTAGAGCTCTAGGCCGAGCTCTAGGTCAGGGGCGTTCTGTATCCGGTCGGGCAACGGCAGCTTGCGCGCCATGCACTCCCGAATGATCCTTTGCTCTACCGGGCCCTGCTCCAGGAAATAGAGCAGGACCTCGGTCAGTTTTTTGCCTCGGCTTCCTGGACCGCCTGGCGGAACAGCGCGACCTTCTGGGCCTGCTCCTGGATGTCGGCGAACAGGTCGGGCAGCGCCTTGAAGGTGGCCGCGATGTTCTCGGCAGTGGCCGCCATCACGTCACCGTTGGGGCCTTCGATACCTTCCACGAAGACGGTGTCGCCGTCGGCTTCGGCCATCAGCTTGAGCGGCTCGACCGGCTTGCCCTTGGCGTCGGCCGCCACGCGCACCGACCACTTGATGACCACGGCTTCGGCATAGACCTCCCGGAGGATGGCCTTGCCGCGCTCGTTGTCGAGCGTTTCGGTCTGGATGGCGCGCTTGACCGACTTGGTCTTCGCTTCGAGCGTCCGCTCGAATTTCTTGTTGGCACCGCCTGCACGGGCGATGGTGACGATGAAGTCGCCGTAGTCCAGGTCGACACCAGTCTTCTCGAGATTGGTATCGGTCTGGAACTGCTTGTACATGGACATGGGTGAAGCTCCTCAGCAACACGGGTTGTGGGGGCTCAACCCAGCCCCCGTGGGATTAGGCGTCTGCCAGGTCCGGCAGGTAGTCGAAGAAGCAGAGCATCATGGTGTAGTCGAGGTTGGTGTCGATGGCCGCCGCCGTCGCCGCGTCCATGGACACGGGGAGGGTGATGGCCTGATCCTGCTCGACGTTGGCCCGGCCGTCGCCCAGGGCGATGAGCGGCAGGTCCACGATGAAGCCCGCGTTGTTCTTCACTGCCGCGAAGTCCAGCGTGACGTTGGAATTGTTGCGCACCGCCGCCACGGCCGAGACGTTCGAGAAGTAGGCGGTGATGTTGCCGCTCACCTCGAACGTGCCGACGATGATGTCGAAGCCGCCCAGCACACCGACCGCCTTGGCCGCCGATGCGTTGTTGTTGATGGCCACGCTGAGCTCGGTCACGAAGGCGAACAGCGGGGTCGGAGCCTCGTCGGTGTCGTCGACCAGCGCCATGCGCAGCCGGGTCACGTCGGAGCTCGTGTTGAAGGCGTCGGCCTCTTCCACGGCCGGACGGGTGCCGCTCTT